CCACAGTCCGGCTTTGTCGCCATCGAGCACGATTTCGAGACTATCGCCGGGGCTGCCCAAGATGTCGCCGGTGGTGAACTTGCCCTTGCGTTGCTTGCCAGCAGGAAACAGCGTGAAGAGCACTGACTCCAGATTCGCGACGAGCGCTGCACGAATCTCGTCACGCTCGGCATCCAGATTGCGCTCGGCGGTTTCTGCAACATCATTGAAATCGATCACGCAGCACCTCCATGGATGCCGAACGATTTCGCCAGACTGTCGGGGCGAAACGCCGGTTTTCGGAGGCGGGCCAATGCCTTCGCCTCAATCTGCCGGATTCGCTCGCGGGTGCATGACTTGGTTTTCGCAACCTCGTCGAGGGTCATCGGAATGCCGTCGATGCCAAAGCGCAGCCGAAGAATCTCGGCATCGCGCGATGGCAAGGCATCGAGTAGGTCATCGACCGCATGAATCGCCTCACGCTGCTCAAGCAGCACGGCCGGGTCGGCGCACGTTGCCATCGAGCTGGCCAACAAACTGGACACGTCGGATCCCGACAACTCCACCTCGGCAGAATTGATGGTTAGCGGATACCGCTGCTCTTCCGACCACAAGTCGACGGGCATACGACGCAAAAACAGGCAGAGCTTTTCCGCGCAAGGGCGCAAGTCGCCGTTCTCGTCGAACGGCGTTCGTTTGAGGTTGATGTAGGGCAGCAAGTGGCCGCTGTAGCTAATGCCCGCCACACCGGCGAATATTTGCCCCGGCTGATGACCCGCCTGTTCGATAGCGCGTAGCAAACGGGCATTCCTGACCTTGATGTTGACGCGATAGTCACTCATCGCCGCCTCCCTTCGCTTTTGCTTGCTCATCACTTCGCGTGGAGTTTTGGCGATGCCATACCACAAGATCCGACAGGCGAAATCGCACCAGGCGCGAAAGTTGGTAGTGAGAAATCCGCTTCGCAGCACGCATTTTTGGATCAGCGAACCAGTAGTACGGCAGGTGCAGCGCATAGCTTGCCTGCCGGGCGTCGATCATGGCTTCTCCGCTGTTTTGTGCGGTAATTAATGTCTGTTTTTCGTTCATGATTGTCTCCCGCAGCGGTCTTGCCAGGCGCACATCCGGCACTCGAAATGCGTCTGTTCAGCAAACGAGCGCGGTAGCAATTCCCCGATTTCCGTGGCCGTAATGACCTTGGCCGCCCGATCCGACATGCGCTGCGCCAACCCTGCATCAAAGGGAACGAGTTCGGCGTAGATCTCCATCGTGTCGGCATTGACCGCTGTGAAGATCGCCGGCTGCTCGTGCAGGTCGAGATAGGCCTGGTAGATCGCCACTTGCGCGGCATACACCGGTTTCGAGACTGCGAGCCGGTTTTTCGCCAGGTCGCGCCACGATTTCGATCCCAGGCATTTGTTTTCCCAAAGCGCAGGGTAGGCAACCCCCTCGGGGCCACCGACGAATACGCCGTCGATGTGCCCTTGCAGCCGTCCCTCGGCCACCGAGAAACCGAACTGCTCGCCGTCGGCCTTGTGGGTTCGCAAATCGAATCCCGCACCCCGTAGCCACGCGACCATGCAGTCCTCGTTGACGTGGCCACGCTCAAAGATGCGCAGAATTCGACCGGGTGTGTCGCGCCCGTAGTCGACGGGTGCCTGCGCGAACTCGTATTGCAACGCCCGTTCGCAGGAAACCCCAAGTCGGGACGCGCCAAGATAGGTGCGTACAGACTGCGTCGACCGCGCCTGCTGCATGCCGGCATCGATGAGCGCCGTGAATTGCCCCGAGATGCTTGATGTGGCGTTGTAATCCATCATTGTTTTGTCTCCCATGGCAGGTCGTCGTTAAGATCAGCGAAAGGATCGTCGACCGTTTCCTTCATGCCCTGCATCGGCGGAAACTTGCTCGCTTCATGGGCACCGACCATCGCGTCCGTGTAGCGGGTGACGATGGCGTCGATGACACGCAGTGCTTCCCTCTCCGAATAGCCCCCGAGCGGTTTGTCGAAGCCAATTTCGCCGGCGACTTCGCCGAACGCCTTGAGACATTGCCGCAGGGACGCCACTTCCAGTTCAGTCGGATCGACCATGGCGACCTCCTTGCCGCGCTGCGTGGCATCGACCCTGTTGCCATACACGTTGTGGAACGTGTCCTGACAGCGCAGGCTGCAGAACACCCAGTCGAGGGGATAGCGCCGGGGGTCGGCCACTTTGAAGCGGCCATCCATATGGCCGAACCCCCGGGCCTGTCGAGAACAGACCCAGCATTTCATGCCCCCTCCCGATCACTGCGCCCAAGCGGGCTTACCGCTTGGTACGGGGCGCGGTGCCGCAGGTGCGCTCGGAGTGGCCGGAACCGGTGTCGGACCCGGGGAAGGAGCGCGCGGCGCAAGCCCCATCAACGCGGCGTAATCCTTATGGTCGGGTTCGATGACCAGCTTGACCACGTTGCGGTCTTCGCCTTTGGCGTCCTTTTCTACATCGACCCGAGCGATGAATTCGATACCGTCGAGTTCGCTAAAACCCTGAATGCGCCGTGCCGCCGCCGCTTGCGGACCGTTGTCCTGGGGATGCACATTGCGCGCGCTATTGAGGATCGCCCGGATCATGCTGCGACCCATCTGCCCCCAGACAGGTCCCTTGCGAGACAGCAGCCCGATGTTCGACCACATCTTGCGTTTGGCGAACGCCCCTTCCAGCACCACGAACTCGCAGGAGAGATACACGCTGCCGGTATCAAAACTCTCGGAGGCGTAGCCGCCCGTCCAGCCCTGCGTCGGGTCGTCGTGGCCACCCGGCTTGATGGTCATGCGCACGCGGACAAGGGCGCCCTTAGGGATCAGGTCGAAAGCGCCCTGCTGCGCTTCGGCATCGTTATAGTCAAAATAGGTGTTGGTGTTCATGGCTTGCTCCTGTGTTTCGTTTCAGGCTGATCGGGCATTGCGGCGAGCGATTTCTTCAGGGTCTTGGTCCGCGCTTCCAAGTCGGCAAGTTGGCTCGTCATGGCCGCGACGCGGTTTTCCATTTCCATCAGGTGGTGACGCAGCCAGGTGTTCTCGGCGCTGATGCGTCGCAGCCTGGCGTTTTGTGCCTGGTCGCAGGTGTTGAATTCGGCTTGGGTCATGGCGCGACCTCGCCCAGGCATTTACGGATGAGCTTGCCCAGATCCGGCTCCTCGACGGCGTCGAGACGACCACTTCGGTCCTTGCTCGGGTAGCCGTAGGGGTTGTCGGCGCGGGTTACGAAGCCTCGGTAGGGACTGCCGTCGTCAGCCTTGAGAATGGCTAGCGTCACCACTTCATCAAGCACACCCGGCAACTCCAGCGCAGTCTTGCTGCCTTCCAGTTGCAACTGATAGAAGCGTCGATTGAAGTCGTCCGTCTTCTCCTCAAGGATCGCAACGTAGATGACGTGCTTGTCCCGGACGTGTTGTAGATGGGTGAGCGCCGTGATCATTTCCTGTCCGAGTAGGCCATAGGCACCCCGGGTATCCGGCTTGCCGTTCTTCTCGGAATACGCCTGCGGCTGCGCCTTGCACCAGGCAAAGCACAGGCGCGAGAGGACGGTTAGCGAATCGACGAAATAAAACTCGTACTTCGCGAGCTGCGCCGGGTCCCCGTACTCATTGCAGACGTGCTGAAAATGCGCTTCTGAAAACGGTTGATCGGCGGTTGCCGTGGGCAGGGGGCCGGCGAGAAACACCACCAGATCCCGGAATTCTTTCCAGGTGCGCGGGCGCACGGTATCGCCCGGCCAGTCTTTGACCGACAGATCGCCGGCTTCGAGATCGACGAAGAGCGTTTTTTGAGGAGGCAGCGTCGCCAGCTGGGTGGTCTTCCCCACGCCGGGGAAGCCCACCAGCCCAACCTTGGCGCTGTGCCGTTCCTTGAGCCGTTCTTCGGCTGAGATGATGGGCAGAGCCATTACGCAGCCTCCTGAACGAAAGCAAGGCGGAACGATGCCTTGCCGGGTTTGACGGTGCGGGCGCTAGCGAACGGCTCTTTCAGCGTGGGCGGCCAGTTGTTGAAGCGTGTTTCCGAAACCGAGAGGTCAACGTCCATGTAGTCTTGGACACGCTCGCCGGCGGCGATAATGCGTTCAGCAATTTCGGCGAGGCGCTTCTGGTCCCACGAGACGCGCTTGGGCAACTCGTAGGTCACGCGCAAGGG